AGCGTGAAATTTTGTGAAAGTCTCATTTTTTATCCTTCACTTTGCCAACGACACCTTCGAGCATCCCGCCGCCAAAGTAGAATGCCAGAATGGTCAGCATTGCCTCACCAACGTAAAAATCATCGATGACTTGCTTTATTTCAGGAATGTTGGCCTGACCCATCAAGGTCATTACAAGCACAAGGAAAAACGAAATGAGGAATGTGCCGGTGAACATGAGGGCCAGATAGCGCTGCGCTACTTTAAACGGCGCATAGGCTTTCATTGTGTCAATCTTGGCCTGCGCTTTGACGCGCTCCATTTCCTCATCAGAACTGTGGACATCATCAATTAAGTCCATGCCTTTTTTGATGACATCACCATTGCCCAATATGGACGCAAGAACTGCAAGCATATTATTTCCTATCTATCCAAGTCGTAAAGCCCATGTAAGCGCCAACAACGCCTGACAAACTGATATACAGCAGTGGGCTGACCTCACTGAGCAGCTTGATGCGGCTATCAGGCACAAAGGGCATAAACAGCATGATTGTGTAGACGCCAATGCCGATTAGCGAGTATCGAGCCAAGCGCAGTTGTGCTAGGTGCTTGCGTGATCTGTCCTCGAACTCGCGTATCTCTTTTGCGCGTTCAATCTCCGCATCGCTTACAATGCCGTCATCATCCAGGTCGTACTTTTCAAACTCGCTGGACGGCTCAAGTTTTTTCTGGACCACGGTTTTACTGGCCAGATATGTTAGCCTGCATATTGGCCACAAAAGCGTTTACCGCTTCAGCAAGTTCAGGGTCTTTGCCCGGTAAAACGGCAAGGCGACCAAGCTGTACTGCTAACGGATTAACGCCACGATTTGTTGCCTGTGCAGTTGTTTTTAGCCAGCGGACAAACTTCGGTGATGTCATTAGCTTGGCCGCGTATCGTGGAGCAAGCAACGCGCCACCGCCATACGCCGCCATTGAGCCTGCGCCACTAAAGTCGCCAGCGAAAGCCAAACCACCAGCCGCACCAAGCGAAACAATAGTCGCGCCAATTTGAGAATATCCAGCCAAAGTTACACCGGAACGTGAACGGTTGATTTCTCCAATATTTTCAACCGCTACTTCAGCAAGACGAGCGAGCGAATCAAGCTCTTTACGAACCTCTTTAAATCTAGGCGCACCAAACAAAATGTCTTTGCTGCGTTTGTCCATGTTGCGCCAGTTTCTTAAAAAAACATTTGCAGACCATTCGCCACCACCTTCGGTTGCAGACCCACTTATGCCAAGGCGTCCCATAACGCTTGCGCTTACTGCGTCACGCTCCTCTCTATTGAGAACCTTAAAAACGTCTCTAATTCGCTGGCCACCTCGCCTGCCTTCTTGCATCGCAAAACTGAAAACTTGGCTATCCAAATTTTGGCGTGTAATTTTCGCTATGGTTTTGAGCTGGTCATTTGCGGTCTGCCGCGTGTAATCGTTTGCGCGGCGCAACAAACGCGCTGCCTCTGGGTTGGCGGCAGTAACCGCGCTGTCGATTTCTTCCGTCAGTGCCTTGTAAATGCTAGGCAGCTTTTCATCACCAGCCTTTGCTACTCTCACAGTTTTGCCTGGAAGCGTTGAACCGATAGTTTTGCCAATATTTGTGCGTATATTCCTAGCAGTTCTCAAATCAAATTCACCACCAACAGCGTCTGCGTTTTTCAATATTGCATCTAGTTTTTTTAATACCGGCGCATATTCCTCTTTTAATGCGTTGGGTGCGGCTGCTAATTCTGTTTTTAATTCTGCTTGCAATGTACGCAATGAACCCATTGGTATGCTGATCTCACCAGCGGCGTCATAAGCAGCGTCATAAAGACTTTCTTTTTTGGCCGCGATGCGGTCAAAAGCAGATTCCGCTCCCGCGCGAATAGTGCTGCCAATTACCTCTGGACTGCCTTGTGGATCACCAAATTTCCTTGCAATCCGTTTGGAAGCGTCCCCAAGCTCGTCAATCACGCGAGCGCGGTTCGTCCTAATTATATCGGATGCGGTGAAAAACGATGCTAACGCTTCTTCGGCCTGCCCAACTGATGGACGCCCTGTCAATGTTGCCGCTGTCGGCTGTACATCAAGTCTAGCAAAATCCTCTGCCCTTTGCCCAGGGCTGATGCCTGTTAACAGTTGCGTGCCTTTTTGGATACCAGTCTTTACCCCTCTGAACGCTGCGTCCGCCGCTCGGCCCCCCGCCATTTCTAAGCCAATATTAGTTGCAGCCTGACCTGTTTCTTGCAGTGGCGTACCGCGTGGTATAGCACCACCAGATATCATATCCATAGTGCGGTCATACATTTGACCACCGAACTCTGCGCCAAGGGCAGCGCCTGCTGGCACGGTGTAGACTTCTTCAGGCGTTAGAGCCTGTGGCCCCATTTGTCCAACAGCGAGTGGTATCGCGCCGCCAACCAATCCACCCGCAGTTTCTGCAATAGTGCGACCGCCTTCAACAATATCTCCGACATCAACCTTTGGTGGGAAAAAAGATTGAAAGAAACCTGGTGGGTCAAGCACTTGAATAGTGCCGTCATTTTGTAAAAAATAAATAGCGTCAGCGTCTATTTTTTTTCTTAAAGTATTGTTGTCGGGATTTTTGGCAAGTATGTCTGACCCACGGCGCACATCGTCATAATACTGCCCTAGAACTTCAACCTTTTGGTTGTCTGGCACAGACGCCAGAACTTCTCTGATGGCTAATGGCGCACCAGTTAAATTTTCAGCTAATTTTGCCATGTTTCACCTAAAATTCAATGTCGCCAGGGTCATCGTCACTTGTCATGGCGAATTCCAATTTGATTAATCCAGGAATATTTCGGCCTGCACCAAAAGCATCCACATTTGTATTAAAATTGTCGACAAGCCTTTTGAGCTTAAATCTCACAGTTTCAGCCGTATCGGTTGCGGCAGGCAAAATTTGATTGAAAAAGAATTGTCTTTCCTCTGGAGGCGCAGTTGCGCCAGATCGGTCGCGTGTTGTTAAATCTGCCAAATTGTTTAGGGCATTTTTAATTATTTGAATATCTCCGCTAAACGCACCAGCAGCAGGCGTGTTCAATCCGACTACCAATGATCTATTGACATCGCCACCTAAACCGTCAGGAAACAATTTGTTTAAAACAGCGTTCAAATCAACTTTTGCAGACGACAAGTTAGCTACAAATTTAGATTCGGTTGATGAAAGTTGCGCTGGTTTTTGGGCTACAACTGTACCGCCTGGTATGCCAGCAACGTCAGCGCCGCCTGTTGTGCCAGCGGTTGGATCGCCTTGCAATGCGGCGTCTCCCGTGACCGTCTGACCGCCAGTGATGGAGCTTACGTCTAAGCCAGGTTGCATTACGGTAACAGTGCCGCCTGCTCCGTCAGGCACTACCACCGGACGTGGCCTAGCTAAATCTTTAGTAAATAAATCTAATCGCATTTGCTCCTGTTGCGTCAGGTTATCTGTTTGGCTTAATCGAATCACTTCATTAATTTGATCGAAACGGTTTGAAATATCACCAGAAACTTGTGAACCACTGGGCGGAAAGATTGCACCGAGCGTGTCTATTTGATAAACGCCCAAACTAGGGTCACGCCCTGTGGCCTTAACCTCATCTGGAGTCATATCTCGCCTAGTGTTTTTAGGTGTTCTACCAGCAACGGTGGTTTGATAATTTGCCGCCGCAGTTAGGGCCGGTATTTCCATGCCCGGCACTCGACCCAATGTAGTTATAGCGGATGGAATATTATCACCCAGACCCGTCAAAGCGTTTGCTAATTGATTGCTATATTCACTCTCACGCTCGACTTGTGCGTCACCAGCCCTGCGCTGTAGGTATGCGCCAATCAATGCGCTAGACAGCCTGCCTAGCCCTTGCAGTGGCGTCCTAACAGGCGCAGAACTAGCGCCCTGTCCCATCAGCGTCTGGCCTAATATGCGGCGCGGATCAGACTGAAATGCCTGATTTAGCTGCTGATACTGCATTGAAGGCCGCGTGTTACCCAGCCCCAGCATTTGCCTTGGATTTAGTGCCATGTTTTACCCCTATGAAAGCAGATAAGCTGCGCCGAGGTTTCCGGCGAGGCCGAATAAACCGCCTAAGTTTGCTGATTGACTTTGCATTGCCTGATTATAGGCATTCTGTTGCGCCGCCATCTGTGCAGCAAAGGCACCCTGCGTGTCGATTGATCCCGGTGCAAAGAACGATGCCTGCTGCACTTGTGGGCCACCAAGCAGTGCCGCCAGTTCGTTAAAGTTCTGACCGCGCAGCGCGTTACGCTCTGCAATCTGACGGCTACGATTCTGATTGGCAATCTGATTAGAAAGCAACTGGTTAGCAACAGTGTCTTGACGCGCTGCATTAGCCAATTGCGCGTTTGCTGCTGCTTGTCCAAAGCCTTGGCCTTGTGCCGCCAGACCGAACTCGCCAGCCGCCGCACGCTCACCAAACTCCTGTTGCCGCGCCGCACGCGATTGGTTGACCAGCCGGTCTGATTCCTGACCCGCCGCCAATGTGGCCTGCTGCGCCAGCCGACCAAGCTGTTCGCCTTGCTGGCTCTCAAATCGGTTTATGGCTGAATCATAAGCCTCTGAGGTAATTGGAATACCTCTGTCAGCAAGGTTCTGCTCAAGGGTTTCCCTTTGCCGCGTGAACTCTGGCTGCAA